TGGCTGCGCCGACATACTAACCACTGACCATCTTCATCAGGAGTCGCTATGAGCGGATCGTCTAATCGATGATATCCATATAACCTTTCATGCGGCTCCACATTGCTATCGAGCAAGGCAGAGCGAGGGCTACACCCTACGCTTACACCGTTACTAATGCACCGCGACACCCAAAACTCCACGCAAGCTCTGCCAGCTTCCGCAAAGTGTAGATTGTGTTTATAACTAAAATCCATACCGAAGAGGTCTATATGATCCACTTTGTTATATAGAGCAAACGCCATTGCATAGGCCACAGTCGTGTTCATGTAGGCACATTTTTGATCTTCAATCACATCATTGATGGGAAACTCCACCACCGCTGGAACTCTCTCATCCAGCTCGCAGGAGTAGATTGGGATGGCGGGGTCAAAGTCAGGCAGCAGGCGCCGCATGACGTCTGTTTGATTGCCGGCATCCTCCGTGTCGAGATAGCGCGACGCTGGGTCCATCATAAAGACTCGATCGCATTTGAATACGGAGATACTTGAGTTTATACACCAAACTTCATCCCAAACAGCGCTGTTTTCTCTGCCTATGACATAATCTATTTGTGATGCGCCTAATCCAATTATTGCTACTTTCTTTCCTTCTAGATCCCTGATTCTAGACACTCTACGTCACCCCTGTCCTCAACAAGTCATATCTGAATTCATCTCTGGTTGCGCGGCCCTCAGACACATTTTTCATTCTAGCGATGCCTTCCTTGAACCGTTGCTCAAGGTTTCCAATAACATCGGGCGGCTCCTTCAAAAAGACCGCAGCCTCCACCAATGTGCCGTATAACAAAGGATCGGGATGATCGGTGGATAGCAAAGTGCTGCCAGAATCGGTGCCCACGGTCAGCGACGGCGGCTTATGCAGATAATGTAGTTCGATCGAGTAGCTTTGGTCTGGCACCGGGGATAGCTCAAAAGCCGTATTGTCGAACAGACTGTAATACCGCGGGCGTCCGGTCACCGTTGTGTCGGGACTAAACTCTTTGATGAAGGATGGGTGCTTGTAGTCAAGGTAGTGATATTTGTTACTTGATATCACTGCCAGAGAGAAGGGGGCAAAAAAATCAGACGGCGTCGCTAGGAACCTGACAGTCGCAGTGACATTACCGGTGACATTCTGACGCTGCTCTGGCAGCTGCACCAGCTTAAAAATACGGCTCTCAGCTTCTTTAATGAACGTGTCTAGGCTGGCGTTGAAAGTTGTCTCGTCCACCTGCAAATAGTCTTTCACTGCGGTCTTGAGAGTAGAGAGTGTAAAGCTCATGTTGTCACCGTCACCGTCCCTACGCTAACCGTTAGTCCAAACGGCGTCAGTTGGGTGCCTAGTTTGCCTTTGCCGACGTTAGTGTACACCATGAAAAAGTTGCCATCGTTGCCGTCTGCAGAGGGATCGATTCTGGCGTCTCGCACTGCCTGAGGATCAATCGGCGGGGGCTTGGGCATCAATTGCGGGTGCTTAGGAGACCATTGATCTGGGCCCACGAGCAGGCCGTCCCAGGTCTTTTTCATATCCTTGAGCTTGTAGCGGAAGCCTGTGATATCACAGATGCCGTAAGCATTTTTGCCCGGTGCAAATGGCATCAGGCTATCCTGTAGATTGTCAGATCGGGCGCTACTTTAAATGATGCTCTGCTCTGATCTTGACTTAATGCTCTCTCAAACTCTTCTTCATAGAGTTGCTTGAGCAAAGGTACTTTTTCCGGTGCGCGCTTGAGCGCCATGTAATACGCCAAACCCGCTGCTAGACATGGAAAAAACCGAAAGGGCATTTCAAGGGTATTGGCACCCACATCTGCGTCATCCATTCGCACCAGGACATTGACGTGGATGGTGTAAGTACTGTTTTTATCTGGCGCCGGCCACACTGTAATAGTGGGACTGATTTGCTTGTCCACAAAGTATTGATTTGGCTTGCCAGTGGTGGTTTTGGTGGAGATGTGAGCGTACTCAGCTCTAGAGAGCTTGCTCAGCGGCACGTCAGTGGTAGTGCCAGATATGGTCTCTCTGACAAACACGTCCAACACATCAATAATGCTGGTTGGCGTGGTTGAGTCCACATCATAGGTAATCGTGTCTTTAACCGCCGAAATGGTCTTAGCTTTGATCGTCCACTGATTGAGTCCTCTATTAGCCCACTCTGCCAACATGAGGTTAAGGGATCGTTGTGCGGTTTTCAGATCGTACCCGGTGCGTAGCTCTAATCCGCAGCGCTCAAATGCCTCTTCAACATAATCTGCTACATCCAGCTCAAAATCTTTGGACCCGCTAGTCGCCATCCTCTTGCTCCGCGTACAGATTATTAAAAATCTGGTTGACATCGAGCGTATAGTCTAAATCAGATTTGCTGTAATGGATATGTTGCGATGGTCTAAAGTCTGGCGCTCCTTCGCCCAATTCATACTGGGCTGGGCGTGTTACTCGCACGCGATTATTGGGCAAAGCAACGATATTGCCGGTCCAATCGTTAGCATCTAGTAGTTCAAGCACATGAGACTGCTTGTGCTGTGCTGGATCATCCGCAGTGTCTGAATCAGTGTAATCTACAGTAAAATAGTATTTTGCTGGATAAAACTCGCCATCTATTTTCGCAATCCAGGGACAGGGATCACAATTTTCAAGTTTGTAAACACTGTGTGTGCGAGATGCACAGTCCCACGGTTGCGCCGCCCAAACCGGCATGGGCTCAGGCCATTTCTCAAAAGGAGTGTCTCCAGCCAATGCGGTAATCGGCATTCTGGCCCACATCGCGCCTCCATGGACATTGACCTCATCATCATCGTCATAAGTTTCAGCACCCGTGAATATTATCTGAAACGACAAGCATCGTTTCGGGATCGTAGTAACGCCGATGACCATCGCGTGTAAAAATTCACCGTGGTATTTGCTGTGATTGTGCGTAAATTCGCGCCGCACCCAAACCTTAAAATATGGGATGCTTGATTGCAGAAACGCCATCTATCGTCCAAAAAGACCTGTGTTTTTACCGGACGGTGGGCGCATGTTTCTTTTCGCTCCGCCTTGGTTTTTCATGGCCCCGCCCTTAGCCATGCCCTTAGCTTTCATCATGCCGCCTTTAGCCATGCCCTTAGCTTTCATCATGCCGCCTTTCGCCATGCCCTTTGTCTTCATGGCACCACCTTTCTTCATGCCTTTCGTCTTCATGGCACCGCCCTTCTTCATGCCTTTCGCTTTCATCTTCATAGTACAAATCTCCAGTTATTTGGGAACTCGGGTGGTCTTGCGCTTGGCATTCATCATGGCGCCGCAGCCTCTAGCCTGGAGCTCTACCATCCCACCGTTACGCATGTTACGGGCGATCGCCTCACCGCGCTTCCGCTCGTATTTACTGATCTTGCCATCTTTATTCAGATCAGATTTCTTTGCATCAAATTCCACGCTGCCTCCCTCTCTTTTTTTCAGAAGGTCCGCGTCTGCTTTGCGAGCACCGCCCTTGCCTGTAGCAAAAGATTTGACTCGACCGCAGGCCCATGCGCTGGCGGGGACGTTACGAGAGCCGCCACTGTAATAAGCCCCAAGACCGCGCTTGTAAACTTTATTGAGTGTAGAAACTGATTTGCCGCTGCTCTTCGCGTGCTTTTTGACGCACGCCGGTGTGCCGCCGCCGCCCTTTTTCGCTGAGCCACCTTGCTTCATTCCTCTTGCCGCGCGTTCTTTTGAGATTCTATCCATTTCTGCCTTAGTCAAGGTGCCTTCCTTGGCTTTTTTGGCCGTCCGCTTCATTTCAGCTTCTTTGGCTTTTTTTTCTGCTGGGCTGAGACCCTCAAGATATTTCAACGGTGTACCGCTGCGATTCTTGGGAACTGGAGCAAATCTCCGCTTCGACATAATTGCCTCGCTAACGTCTCGGCATTGCAGCCATAAGCTGCATAATTCTATCTTGGTTGGACGCCATTCTCTCTGGAGCAGGTGGCGCCGGATTGACCCGTCTTGGGTCCACAATCATAGTGTTTGGCGGCTCTCGAGTTAAAATTTCCCTTGTTGGCGCCGGCATTGTAGATTGTCTGTATTCAGCGTCAGTCACAATTCCGTCGTTGTTCAGATCGTGACCTTGAGCGACAGCTGCACGCTGGTTGCCCATCGCTTCTTGGACAGTCATTCCGCGACCCATCAGCGCGGCTAAGCGCGCCATTCTGTCTCTCAAATTCGCTATATCGATGTTGCGACCAAAAGGAAGAGAGACAGAGGTCCGTTCGGGCTTATTCGCCAAGAACTGATC